GAGTGGTGACATCATCGCATCAGCGTGAGGATTCCGCAATGCCCCATTGTGCGATAAGCGCAGAAGACGAAACGATGTATTTGTTTTGGCTTCTGTCAAAAAACAAGATGCCAAGCTCCATTAACGGCTTTACGCACTTTAGTAGCGAAGCATGAGCCATGTTGTGCTCGCTAATGCTTGAGCAAACGTGCAGATTTTCGATCCTGTTGTCGTCTTCGACGCAATTGATGTGATGGACAACCTCAGACAACAGAAGATGCCGGCCAATTTGCTCCTCAACTCTCAGTCTGTGCTGCGGGACAAACCCTTTCCTGGCAGCAGGGTGGCTGCATGCTTTTTCCAAGACATGCCCAATACCTTTACCTCGCTTGCGCCTGACGATGCCATCAGGCTTTTCACGCACTTGAAGTAGGCATTTTGGGGAGCAGAACGCAACAGAAGAACGCGCCGCATTCGACTTGTTTTGCAGCATCTCTTTGCCGCATGCGGCGCAAGACTTCAGCATGTAGTAATGATTTGCCTGCTTCCCACTGCCTTCGTAAAAAAACGGCTTTCTAAACAAGCCTCCGCCTTTTTCTATGTAGCCTGGGAACACATCGCTATAACGCTCATTCGCGCCAAGGCGGGTGCCTTTATGCGCCGGCATGCCTGTACCCCCATGCGCCAATCAGCGCGCTCTCTGCGCGTCCTTCGTCCTTTGCTCGCTTGAACTCGCCGGCTTTGTCGGGCCACATAGAAATTGCCTTGGCCCTGCTGCCGTCCTTGCTTGAATTGAGCCCCATGTCTCGCTTCCACTTTGCTGGCGTCACCAACACCAGCGGAATGTTGAATGCGGCAAGCACACCCTTGACAACGCCAAACCCTTCGCCAAAGGCGAATGCGCTTGAGACGCCCATTTGCGGGCTGGAAGACACCGCCTCCATGTAAGCGCACTTAGCCCCATCCCAGCAGCCGATTTCATGCGCCAGAAGCTCGGGGCTGATGCGCGTCTTAGTTGACTTGCCCACCTTTATCTCGACGGTTGGCATGTCCCAAACCTCAACCAGACGACCGTCTGAATCAATGATAGCGACCGCGCCCTTAAGTCCAGGGTCTACGCCGATGGTGTAATCGGTCATACGACCTCAGACCAATCAGTCGCAAGCATCTCATCCCATGTGGGCACCCAGGCAACGTCTCTGTCCCTGTGCCACATATAGAAGCCCTTGTCCTTAAGCCTGATGAACGCCTCGCCCCAGTCTCTGCGGCGCACGCGCTCGCCGCGCCTGAGAGCATCAAGCGCAAGGCCAAAGTCAATCTCTCCAGTGGTTGCGTTGTAACGCGCCATGATTCCTCCTTACAGATGTTGAGCGAGTTGAAAGACAGATGTGGGTGCTTGATTGGGCAGCAGCTTTGCTTGGCGCTTACGCTCGCGCCATGTCTGGCAGCGTTCCTTGTCGCTGATCACGGGCGGCTTCTTGGCATCGCGCTTATCGCCTAGAGCGTACACAGCCCGCAGGTACTTGCGGCCCACGCCTTCGCGGGTCCATGAGTAAACATAGACCTGCTTCTTGCGCACCTTGATGCGTAGTCCTGAGATGACTGAACCCACGTTGTTGTAGGGCACGCTGGGGAAGAACAAAGCCACTTCGTGCATTGTCAGCGGGCCACACTCGCGCAGGACGCTGCGGACGTTCTCGTAGGTGAGTTTCATTGTTGTGAGGTAACCCGCCCGCACACTCGGCACTTGATGGCGGCGTACAGGGGCTGGTTGCAGTGGTCGCAGCCCTGCTGAACCGGCTCTGCCAGCGCGGCGCGGAGGGCGGCTTTGACGATCTGCACTTGTTGCAACCCATGCCATTGATGTTCTTGTCTGACGGCGCATATCTCCAACGCCTCCAGCGCCTGCTGGGCGGCGGTTCTCAGGTCAGTCATTCCTGCCCCCTTGCGCGGATGGCTGCTGCGTCCTCAAGCGCCTTGATGTGCGCGTTGATCTTCTCAATCTCTGGCGCGTTTGATTCTTTGATGCGTTCACGCTCGGCAGCGGCGACAAGGGCGGCAAACGGCGCAAGCATCTCAACAAGCCTGTCATCCCAGCGTTCTTTGTCTTCGTCTACCAATCGTGCATTAGTGATGCCGGTGCAATGTCCTTCGCTGTCGTAGAAGTGATAAAGCCCAGCTTCCTGCGCCATGCGGATGATGTCTTCTTTACTCATTACTGCTGCCCCCTATCCCATGCGCCCGCTCGATGGCGCGGGCAACTTCCACTGGACTGATCTGCGCGAACCCAAGCGAAGCGCAGATGATGCCAATCTCCTCCTCCGTCAGCGGCTTGCGCTGGGGTGGGGCGGTGAAGAGTGGAAACACATCGGAGTCATGCCTGAACTCTGCGTCTACGACATTGCGCCCGTCGTGGTAACAAAACGGCTCCTGCACCGGCTCTGCCAGCGCGGCCTCCAAAATTTCCATCCACCCTCGCAGGCTTTCGGTGGTGCCATATAGCTTCCACACTTCAACGACGTTCTGAGCGGCTTCGCGTAGGGTGGTCATGGCTTGAACGCCTGCAGCGCCTGCAGCGCCTGCAGAGTCTTGGTCACGCGGGCTTTGCGCTCGCGCACAACAGGTAGATCGCGCTTGGTTGGCACTGCGTCCAAGTCATCGCTTGGCATGTCAGGCCACGGGTCTACAACCTTGGCAGTTGGGAATGCAGCCTTCATCGGCGCCACATCCTCAATCAGTGCGCCAGGGCAGCGGTGTAGCTCGGCTGATGTGAAGCGTGGCTCAGGGCCGGGGCCGTTGCTGAACTCGACGCCTGACGTCTTGTGCTTATAAACAACGTAGTCATTGCCTCCATCTTGCGGCTCCGCATACGGCACAAGCGCAGGGATCATCAGGTGTGAGTCGCAGCCCTTGCGCTGGGCATCGTCGGGCAGTGCTTTGCTGTGCTGCTCGCACCGCCATGCCGCATTCTCAACGGGTGAGGCATGGCAGCATGTGCGGCAGTTGGCCTCGGCGGCTGTGTCGCCATGACACACAGGGTGGAAGTTGCAGAACTTGCACTGCCAGTTGGTTGGATCGTTGCTGATGCGGGGCGGGGGCTCTGTTAACGAAATCAGGCGCTCGGCCTTTGCCATAAGCGTTTTGAAGCGGGCATCATCGAAATGCACCCATTCGGTGTAGACGTCATCAGTATCCTTGTCCACGCCCATGTAGAGAGCGCGGTCCAACTCCATCAGGCCCATGTAGATGGTCATCTGGTCAAAGTGCTGCGGCTTGGCTTCGCGCACGCGCTTTTCAATCAGTTGCGTGAATGACTTGTGCGAAAAAGTTTTGAACTCCAGCACTGCAGGCGTCTTGGGCGCCTCTGGCAGGCCTTGAGCCACGCCATCGAGTGAGCCACCGAAGTGGCCGTTGTGTGCGCTCACGCGCCACTGACCGCCCGTTGCTGGGTCAGTCTCCCAGACCTCTGCGCCAATTCCTTTCAGTTCCTCAATCAGCCGCGATTCCTCGCGCACGCCAGTTGAGAACAGACGCAGGATGCGGCCAGGAAACTTAGGCTTGAGAGCCCAGCGCCATGACATCCAGATGTGACGCTCGCACTCATGGCCTATCAGGCTAGCGCCCATGTGCGGGCGGTGTTCTTGGGGCTTGCTCTCGTACCACTTAACTATGGCCTGAGCGGTTGTGTGTTGTGAGTCTGGCAGCTTCATAGTTGTCTTTCGTTAGGTGAGCGGCCCCCGCGCAACCGGGGGCTGTTGCGTGCCAACTGGAGAGAGTAACCACGCTCACTGGGCATCCAGCCGCTCTCAGTTGATTAACGCGCCCAGGGCCGTGCGCCAGCAGGCGCGGCAGGCTTTGCAGGGGCGGGCTTAGGCGCTGGCGCTGCAGCCTGACCGTAGGACATCACGCGATTGCGCGTCGGGTCTTTGCGGTCAATCTCGACGCCAATGACAAACGGAATGTCGTGCAGCTGCTCTGTGTCCGTCAGGTCATCAACACCAACGGCCATGCACAGAGCGCCCAACGCAGCCTTGGCAATGTCCTCGGCGGTCTTGTTCGGGTTGTTGACGTTCAGACGCTCCCAGATGCGGCGCCCGGTGTATTCGCCGTCAACGATCTGCATCTCAAGCTCGATGTACTCGCCCGTGTTCGCCTTGGTGGCCTTGATGTCGGACTGAGCAATGATGACTTCGTAAGTGCCAGGGGGCAGGGGTCCGCGCTGCGGTGCGGAGGGCTGGGGTGCGCTTGATGCGTTGAAAGAAAACTGTGCCATGTTGATGGTTCCTTGCTTTAGGCTTGCATTGCTTGGTTGAGTTGGGTGGCGAATGCCTCCCACTCCAGCGGGCAGTCGCGCAGGCCGAAACGACTTCCCGATGGATATGCAGGGTGCGGCTCCAAATGCAGCACGCGCTCGGTGGACTTCAGTGCCTTGGTTTCCTTGTTGCCAAAGCCCGCGTCTACTTGCTTGGTCTTGATGCGGTGAGCCGCGAAGCCAACGATGTCGGCCCACTCCTCAACAAGCGCAGAGGCGCGGTTGTGCATCTTCAAGACGTATGCGTCATAGCCCTCATGCGTGGGTGACTCGATGCGCTGCACCTTCACATGACAGATCAGGATCACGCCCATCTGTCTGTCGCGGCGCAATGCCTCCAGGCCATCCAGCACGTTGCGCCATTCAGCCGCAGCCGCGACATAACCTTTGCCAAAGCCCGGAGTCTCGATGTCCTTCCAGCCGTTTGCCTTGCACACATGCTGATTGACCAGAGGCTCAAGCCAATCGAGCGAGTCAAGGAACACAGACTGAAAGTTGTGCTCCTCATTGAGGAGCGTTTTGATCGCGCTGTAGACGTCATCAAGTGATGTCGCCAGCGGGAAGGCTTGCGCGTCAACGCCCGCCAAACCGTCTTCAGTGCAGATGCCGATGGACGCTGGCGCAGATGCGGCAAAGGTTGATTTGCCAATCTTGGGTTCGCCAGCAAGCAGAATCTTTGGCGCTTCAAGGCGCCGTGTCTTGCTAATTGATTGAAGGTTGAATGCCATTACGCTCTCCGATAGGTGCGCGTCAGCCTCGCGTGTGCTTGCGGGCGTGCGCTGGTTGTGAATCCTGTGTGCTTCATGTCTGAGGCGAACCGCTTTGCCAGCCCGCCCCAAGCGTTCGGGTGATGGGGCTCGCCAATGTGCGGCGTGACCCACATGCGGAACTGCTCAAGCGTGAATTCGTCAGGCGCGTGGTGCTGAAGCCAGAACCGCCAGCCATGCTCGACTTCATCGGCCCAGGCCTCAGCGTTCGCCATGACGGTATCGATCCCTGCATCGCGCAGGGCTGCGCCGGTTTCCACGGCGTCACTCGCTGCTGAACTTGATGGACACGCCCGTCTT